ACTTGCTCATCCGCGGCCACCAGGCACGCCAGGAGGTCTACCGCAGGCAGCCGCAAGTGGCCCGTCCGCGCCGCGTTCAGATTCACATCGCAGGCCGGCAGATGATCCGCCTGCTGGATGCCGACTCGGGCCGCATGCTGGCCTACCGGCAGAACTACGCAGACGCCCGCGTTGCTGCGCGCCAGCTGGAGCGAGGCGAGTACCAAGCCCTTAATCATGCGGGGGCGCAGCCATGCACCATCTGACCACCCTCAACCTGCCAACAGCCCCGGGTCGCGAGGCAGAGCGCCGCGCGCTGCTGATCCAGGTCGGCGCGTTCCTTGCCGGCGGCGGAAAGATCAACATCCTAGACCACACCGAGCGCGCCCCGCAGAAGGTCTCCTGCTGGAACACCAGCATCACGCGCCAGAACAAGGCGCGCCGCGAGTTCGAGCAGCGTCAGGCCGAGCTGGCCGGGCGCATCGCCGATCTGGCTGTGTTCCAGACCGAGCTGGGCCCAGTCCGCCGTACCTCTTACGAGGTCTACAAGGCTCTCAAGGGCCAGGGCGTTCAGCTGAACACCGTCGTTGTGGAGCAGCTCGCCGCGAAGTTCGGTATCGAGTTGCGCGAATACGGGCGCTGTCGCGCATGACAGCCAAGACAGCAACTGAGCGCCAGCGCGCCAAGCGAGAACGTGATCGCCTGGCTGAGGAAGAGCGCTTGGCGCGCCTCCTCTCCCGCTCCATCAAGCTCGACCTGTTCAAGGGCACCGACGCCAAGCTGGTTGAAATGATGGAGCAGGCCGGTATCGAAGAGCCGCAGGACTTCATCACCCGCTTGATCCACGGCACCCATCGGCTGCGCCAGCAGGCGCCCGCCGTCTATGCCGCCCTGATCAAAACACCGTAGCCGCAACCGTAACGGTTACCCGTCACGCCAAGAGGAATCATCCATGCCGGTTAAGCACGCGGTGGTTCACCGCATCGACAAGAAACCCGATGGCTCGCCATCCGTTCTCACTGCGGCGGGCAAGGAACTGCCGGACAGCCCAGCGCGTGATGCCCTCGCGGCCGACCTGGGCGCCACCTATAACGCCAAGCCGGGCAAGGCCTGGGGCTTCTTTCATGAAGAGTCCGGCGCCTACCCTTTCCGGCGCTGGCTGGCGCGTTACCTGGCGGGCAGCGAGACGTTCCTGGATTTCAGCCGCACCGCGGCAGAGCACCTGCAGCATCTGCTGGACGAATCCAACCTCGCCACCGGCGGGCCGCTGCTCATCGTCCACTACCAACAGGGCATGACCGACTACCTGTTCCTGGCCGTGCTGCATGAAGCCGAAACGGTACTGCTTGAGGACGATCTTCTGCCGAGTGTCGTACGGCACGTGGATACGAGTGCGCTCACCTTCGCCGCGCGCATCAACCTCAGCGAATGGCAGAACAACGCCGCGTCGCGCCAGTACATCTCGCTCCTCAAACCCAAGGGTGGCCGACGGGCTGTCAATGCCTTTCGCGATTTCGTGGGCGTGCAAGAAGGTATCGATGCCCCGGGCGAGACGCGCACTGTGCTCAAGGCCTTCAGTGATTTCGTGGAGAGCGAGGATCTGCCTGAGGAAGCCGCGCGGGAGAAAACGGCGACGCTGGCCGACTACGCCACCAGCCAAGCCAAGATCGGCGGGCTTATCACCCTGGACGAGCTCTCCGAGCTCATCGACGAGGATCACCCGAAAGCCTTCGCCGACTTCATCCGCAATAAGGATTACGGCCTGTCACCTGAGATCCCGCCGGATAAGCGCACGCTGAGCCAATTCAAGCGCTTCACCGCCCGCACTGAGGGCTTGTCCATCAGCTTCGAGGCCCACATGCTGGGCGGCCGTGTCGAGTTCGACCAGGCCCGCGATACGCTCACCATTCGGCAGATCCCGCGCCAGCTGGCGGACCAGCTCAAACGAGCGGCACCAGCCGATAGCGCGACCCAGCGTGGTGCGGATCATGCCGCGGACGACCCGGCAGATGACTCGCTCTATCCGTTGGCGGTGGAGCATGTCCGCGCTACGAAGCGCGGGAGCATCAGCTCCGTGCAGCGCAAATTGATGATCGGCTACAACCGCGCCGCACGGCTTGTCGAGCGAATGGAGCGTGAAGGCGTCGTTGCGCCGATGGACAGCAACGGCAACCGCGAAGTGCTGATTCCCGCTGCGTAATAGGAGCCCCCATGGCAGCCGAAACCATCAAAAAGGCATGGGCCTGCGGCAGTTGCGATGCCGTGCACACCAACAGCTTCGCCGCAGAAGACTGCTGCAAGCCTGAGCCCTATGAAGTGTGGATTTGCCCCGCGTGTGGCGAATCTCACCACACAGAGAAAGCCGCCGGCGCCTGCTGCCCGGACGGCACCAGCAGCTGCCCAAACTGCCTGCGGGACTACAGCACCAACCCGCTGCAGCTCGCCGCCATCGACATTGCCGGCCACTGCAGCACCTGCAACCCGCTTTACACCATCGACCAACAGCTGGTCATCGAGGACCGCGCGCAGCAGAAAGGCGGCGTGATGATCGGCCTCAACGCCTGATGAACGGGCACCAGCTACTACCCAGCAAAGGACGCAACCATGACCGAACAAACCCTGCAGCAGCTACTCGCCCAGCGCGTCAGCGAATACGCCGCCTCCGATCGCCCGCGGGAGCTGATCGATGCGGGCATCGACAAGATGTTCAAGGAAGTCGTCGACGACGCGTTCCGCTCCTACGGCGACTTCGGCAAGGCCATCAAGGAGGCGGTGAAGGAAGCCCTACCGGCGAACGTCTCCGACATGTTCGAGCTGACCCGTTACAACGCCCTGGTTGCCGAGTCGCTGCGCCAGCGCTGGGAGGCCGCCGCCGTCTCTGAGACGCTGATGGTCAAGGCCAACGCGGCGATCGACGAGGTGCTGTCTAACGATTTAGTGTCGGGCGAGGTGTCGCTGCGCAAGCTGCTTGAGGCGTTCGTCGAAGACAACAAAGAAAAGGCCGCCGAGGAGCATTGGGAGCGCCCGGAAATCCGCTTCGAGGACGGCTCCATCGGCTCCGGCGAGTTCCTGCATATCTACTTCGACCCTGAGCCCGAGGATAGCCACCGCTCCGAGCGCTCCTACCTGTCCAGTCGGGCCAGCAGCAGCCGCGACAACTACGAGTTGAAGCATGCGGTTCATGTCTCGATCACCGGCACGCGCGAAACCGGCGACCGCTGGCGGCCGAGCGAGCGGTTCGGCTCGATCTACTCGGCGAAGCTGGACGACAAGAAAGTCGCCGTCGACATGATGATCCGCTCGAAGTGGGAGCGCATGCTGGCGTCTCTCTACTTCGGCAACGCCACGCTCGTCATCGACTGTGACGCGGATGATTTCACCTACGGGTTTGACTGAGCCCTGGTCGTGACCACCCGGGTGATCTTGCGGCGGACTGTCCTCGTAGGCCCGCCTGGGCTAAGCGGATCGAAGAACCGTTCGCCATCCCAGGCGAGCCAATGGCGCCAGCGCTCCTGGTAAATCACATAGACAGCGCTCCAAGGCTGCCGATCGAAACGGTGGCGGGTTATTGCTGCGTCTTCACCGAAGTGATCCTGTAGCGCCGACTTCATCTGGCCCACAGTCATGTGATGGCTGGTGCGGCTGATCCACTCACCGCGCTTGGTGAGCAGGTACGCAAGCGCCTCGTCGAAGTCGCGCTTGGTCAACATCGCGAATACCGCAACACCGCAGCCAGTCCTGGGGTCCGGCTGCTTAACCATTTTCATCTTCATCTGGTTCTCCCCGTCTGGGGATTCTGCCCGGCGCGCCACTACCGCGCCAGCATCCGGAGCACCCATGTCCGCCTATCAAGCATTCCTCCAGCGCAAAGTCTGCGTTGCGCCCACGCACGGCTTCAGTGTCGATCAGAACCTGGTCAACCAAGGCATGAAGCCACATTGCCAAGCCATCGTGCCCTGGCTGCTCGAGGGCGGCCGCCGCGCCCTCTTCGCCTCGTTCGGCCTGCACAAGACGGTCATCCAGCTGGAGACGGTACGGCTCGCCGCGGAGCATGCGAATGGCCGCGGGCTGATCGTCATCCCGCTGGGCGTTCGGCAGGAATTTCGCCGCGACGCGGTTGAGCGGCTGGGCTGGGCCGAGCCACCCAAGTTCATCCGCCGTATCGAAGAGGCCGGCCCCACCGGCGTCTACCTCACCAACTACGAGACAGTGCGCGACGGCAAGCTCGACCCACGCCTGTTCGATGCCACCAGCCTGGACGAGGCGGACTGCCTACGCGGCTTCGGCGGCAGCAAGACCTTACGCGAGTTCATGAAGCTATTCGCCGGGGACGACCGCGAAGCAGGCGTGCGCACCGAGGGCATCCGGTACCGCTTCGTGGCCACGGCCACACCGAGCCCGAATGATTTCATCGAGCTGCTCGCCTACGCCGCCTACCTCGGCATCATGGATGTCGCCGCCGCGAAGACGCGCTTCTTCCGCCGCAACAGCGAGAAGGCGGATCAGCTCACCCTTCACCCGCACAAGGAAGAGGAATTCTGGCTGTGGGTCGCGAGCTGGGCGCTGTTCGTCCAGAAGCCATCCGACCTGGGCTTCGACGACCATGGCTACCAACTGCCCTACCTCGACGTGCACTGGCACGAGCTGCCCAGCGACCACACTCAGGCCGGCACCGAAAAGGATGGCCAGGGTCGCCTGTTCAGCAACGCCGCTATCGGCGTGGTCGATGCCGCTCGGGAGAAACGCGAAAGCCTGCCGGCACGTATCGCCAAGCTGCAGGAGATCCGTGCGCTCAGTCCGAACGCGCACCGGATCATCTGGCACGACCTCGAGGCCGAGCGCCATGCGATCGAGGCGGCGGTACCGGATGTGGTCAGCGTCTATGGCGCCCAGGATCTGGACGACCGCGAGCAAGCCATCGTCGACTTCTCCGACGGCAAGTTCGCCGAGCTTGCGGCCAAGCCGGTCATCGCCGGCGCTGGCTGCAATTTCCAGCGGCACTGCCACCAGGCCGTGTTCCTCGGCATCGGCTTCAAGTTTCGTGACTTCATCCAGGCGGTGCACCGCATCCAGCGCTTCGGGCAGAAGCGCCGCGTGCGCATCGACCTGATCTACACCGAGGCCGAGCGCGACGTGCGCCGGCAGCTGGAGCGCAAATGGGCCCAGCACCAGCAAATGGCAGACAAAATGAGCGCAATCATCAAGGACTTCGGCCTGGCGCATGCCGCCATGGCCAGCAAGCTCGCCCGCTCGCTCGGCGTCGAGCGCGTCGAGGCCTCAGGCGATGGCTACACCGTGGTGAACAACGACTGCGTGCTGGAAACGCAGCGCATGGCCGGCGACAGCGTGCAGCTGATCGTCACCAGCATCCCCTTCAGCACCCAGTACGAATACAGCCCCAGCTACAACGACTTCGGCCACACCGATGACAACGCCCACTTCTGGCAACAGATGGACTACCTCATCCCCGAGCTGCACCGTGTGCTGCAGCCAGGCCGCATCGCCGCCATCCATGTGAAGGACCGCATCACACCAGGCGGTATCAACGGCTTCGGCTTCCAGACCGTCCAGCCATTCAGCGACGAATGCATCCAGGCCTTCATCAAACACGGCTTCGCCTTCATCGCACGCAAGACCATCGTCACCGACGTGGTGCGCGAGAACAACCAGACCTACCGCCTCGGCTGGACGGAGCAGTGCAAGGACGGCTCCCGTATGGGCGCTGGCATGCCCGAGTACATGCTCATCTTCCGCAAGGCGCCAAGCGATCGCAGCAACGGCTATGCAGACGTGCCGGTGGTCAAGGACAAGGCGAGCTATACCCGTCCGCGGTGGCAGTTCGATGCGCACGGCTTCATGCGCTCGAGCGGTAACCGGCCCCTGACGCCAGCGGAGCTAGAGGGGCTCGACCAGGCAGCGATTTACCAGATGTTCAAACGCTACAGCCTGGCTAACGTCTACGACTTCCGCCACGACGTCACCATCGCCGAAGCCGTCGACAAGTCAGGCTGGCTGCCCACAACCTTCATGCTGCTCCAGCCACAAAGCTGGCATCCGGACGTCTGGACCGACATCACTCGCATGCGCACCCTCAACAGCACCCAAGCGGCCAAGGGCAAGGAGCAACACCTCTGCCCGCTGCAGTTCGACATCGTCGAACGCTGCATCGAGCAGTACAGCATGCAGGGCGAAACGGTCTACGACCCCTTCGGCGGCCTCATGACCGTCCCCTATTGCGCCGTCCGCATGCGCCGACGCGGCTACGGCTGCGAGCTGTCCCCGTCCTACTTCCTGGACGGAGCAGCCTACTGCGCAGCGGCCGCGCGGGAGATGGGCATGCCGGATCTGTTTGGGATGCTCGAGGGTGAAAGCGCGGCTTAGCAGCCAGAGCCGATGTGCAGAAGGACTGCTTCGTAACTACCTCGGAATCTCCCGAGCCACTCTGGTCTATCTGCAAAGTACAGTCTGAAGTCAGCCGGGCCGTCCTCGATAACTTCGAAGCTCTCATGAAAGGCGCTCCGATCGCTAACGATTATTGGCGGTAGCCCATACCCGTCAAATTGATCCGCGGTGATATCGACGACAAGCCCGCAACACCGTAGCCAAACGTGGGATTCACACTCTTCCCGCTGACCGCCTTTGATGCCAGCTATTCGAAGCGCTCCTGGAAAGCCGTTATCGGCCAAAAAGGCTGCCAGCAGATGGCTGCTGTCATCGCAAGCAGCGTGAGGAAAATCGCGACCGATTGACGTTGCCCAGGTGGCTCCCTCAGCAGCGGCAATCGCTACCGCTTGGCGAAAATTGACCGCCAGGTGCACTAGCTTCGAATCGTTCATGCCCACGCCTTAACGCCGATCACGCATCCATTGACTGATGCTGGGTAAGAGCTTCGTCTAGCTCCGCAATTGCATTGCTGACGTGAGGATGCTCGACGAACCGATAGATGCTGTTACCCAGCAATCCCGCTTTTGCTCGCTCAACCAGCTCAACTGGGTCCGCACCGAGCCTCTTCGCTTCGAACAAGAGTGCAACCAGCGCCTGGTTCAGCGCGATCTCACGTTCCGTCAATTTCATTCTTATCTCCCTAGTCGTAGCAGTTCGCCTGCTTCTCGAGGATATCGCATGACGAGCCTAAAGCCTCCCCAGGGCCAGTATTTCCTCACACAGTACTCCCTCCCGCTCGCCGAGCAGGACGAAGAAATTAACGTCGACCTGTTCGCCGGCGGCGGCGGCGCCAGCACTGGCCTCGAGATGGGCCTCGGCCGACCGGTGCACATCGCCGTCAACCACAACCCTGCAGCGATCAGCATGCACGTAGCCAATCACCCGGGCGCTCTGCACCTGCAGACGGACGTCTGGGCAGTTGACCCTGTCCAGGTGCTAGCCGGGCGGCGGGTCGGCTGGTTTCATGCCAGCCCGGACTGCACACACCACAGCCAAGCCGCCGGAGGGCAACCGCGCAAGAAGGAGATCCGCGACCTCTCGTGGGTGGTGACCAAATGGGCGGGCATCGCTCGGCCGCGCATCATCAGCCTCGAGAATGTGAAGCAGATCCGCCAGTGGGGTCCTCTCGTTGCCAAACGCTGCAAGGTCACCGGCCGCGTGATGAAGCTGGACGGGACGGTCGCCGAGCCGGGCGAGCGTGTCCCGCGCCACGAGCAGTTCCTGATACCAGACCCCCGTCACAAGGGCCGCACCTGGTGTACCTTCCTCGCCTGCCTGCACGCGCTGGGCTACACGGTGGAGCATCGCATTCTGCGGGCCTGCGATTACGGCGCAGCCACCAGCAGGGAGCGCCTTTTCCTGGTCGCACGACGTGATGGGGAGCCCATCGTCTGGCCCGAGCCAACTCACGCCGAGAAGCCGCGCAAGGGTCAGAAGAAATGGCGCCCCGCAGCGGAATGCATCGACTGGTCGATCCCAGGACAATCGATCTTCGGGCGTAAGAAGCCCTTGGCGGAAGCAACGATGCGACGCATCGGCAAGGGCATCCAGCGTGAGGTGATCGAGAAGGCTCAGCCCTTCATCGTCCCAGTAACACATCAGGGGGCCGACCGCTTACACAGCGTTGACGATCCTATCCGGACAATCACAGCAGCCAACCGTGGCGAGATGGCCCTTGCAACACCGACCCTCGTGAAGTTTCGCTTCAGCCAAGGCGGCATGCCGATTGATCAGCCGCTGCCGATGATCACTTCTGGTGGCAACTACAAGCATCCAGCAGGTGCAGCGCATGCGATGGGTGTCGCCACAGCCTTCCTCGCACAGGCAAACGGGGGCTTCAACGCGCGCCACTCTCGCCCCATGGACGAGCCGATGAGCACCGTCACAAACAAGGGCAGCCAGCAGCAACTTGTCACGGCGAACCTGGTTCATCTCAGGGGCAACTGCGATGCGCGCGATGTAGATGATCCGCTGCACACCATCAGTGCCAACGGGCAGCACCACGGCCTCTGCACGGGGTTCTTGTCTCGCCAGTTCGGAGCCAGCGTAGGCCAAGGCCTCGACGAGCCAGCTCCCACCATCACAGCGGGTGGCGGCGGCAAGTCGATGCTGGTTGAGCTGCAGCTTTCGCCAGACGACGAGGCTGGCGCCCTGCTCTGCGCCGCCTTCCTGATGCGCTATTACGGTGAGGGCGGCCAGTGGGGTGACTTGCGTGAACCCATGCACACGCTTACCACCAAGGACCGCCTAGCGCTGGTGACGGTCTGGATCGGCGGCGACCGCTACGTCATCGTCGATATCTGCCTGCGAATGCTGCAGCCGCATGAGCTCTACGCTGCCCAGGGCTTCCCGCCGAACTACGTCATCGACCGAGGCCACGACGGGCGACGCTTCACCAAGTCGGAGCAGGTACACATGTGCGGCAATAGCGTCAGCCCACCGCCTATGGCCGCTATTGCCGCAGCTAACAATCCTTGGGGAAGGATTCTATCCGAGGCAGTGGCAGCATAACGTGGTATTTCATGCCTTGGGAGACTCAGTTGGTGCGCCGGAACGGGGTGTCCGTATAGACGAGCGCGGCAGAATCGCTCGGCCACTTTCGACAACTTCTAAAACAACTTAGCCAAACAAGCCGCTCGGGAATCGATTGCGAGCGACTACAACCTTCTTACCTGCGGTCAGCCCCTTACGGCCAGATGCGTTCGTATACGCACGCAGACTTTTTCCTTCCGGAACTACAACGAGGACCTGATATGCCTCTTCTTCAGCACCATGAGATACACGCCGCGCAGCTATCAACGAACGGAGCTGATCCAAGTCAAGACAGCATATTTCTTGATCTTCGACACAAACCAGTCCAACAAAGACCTTGCGGTAGTGCTCAGCTGCTGCGTCGATGCTGCCCAAGTGCTCGCTTGTGTAGGTGAACTGATACTCGCCGGTCTGCTTGGGCTCTTGGCCATATTTCAAGAACACGCAAGTGTCGGCGTTTATTAGGAACGCATTATTGATCTTTGCACCTTTCAACTTTAACGGGTTGATAGCGGTGAAATTCTCATCTTCTGCAATTTGCATCAACGCAGCGCCGAGAGTCTGGTGTTCAGTGCGAATCTTCATTTCAGCTCCTTGAATCCGGCAAGCCGCCGTTCGGCTGAAATTATCCAATAAGCCATCAGAACGCCACTACCAAGAAGCCGCAGACAAGCCCCCTCAAGCAACTCAACGCCACAGGCGAGGTACCACCGTGCCCAGCTCACGCCCAACCTATTGCCGAACGACCGGCGCGCTGATCTCGGCGTGCCGGTGTCTGCGCTGTGCTCAGCATCCTGCACCAGCAAACATCCAGGCCATCACCGCTGTCCACGAGCGCCCCCACCGCTCGCTTCCCATCGTGGCGATCACCTATGAGTCGCCAATCCTCACGGTCAGTGGCTACGCCACACCGGCCGAGCTGCGCCAGATGGCGCGGCAGCTCATCACTATCGCGAACGACGCCGAACAAGGCGCCAGCGGCGTGATCACCTACGAGGGACAGGCAGCATGAACGGCAAAACCAAGCCCGGACCGGGCACCACGGAGCGCCCTATCCTGTTCAACGGTGCAATGGTTCGCGCCATCCTGGAAGGCCGCAAGACGGTGACGCGGCGCCCGGTTAAAGGCGGCCAGATACCAACTGAGTGTCACGACGAGATCGACCCTGCGTTTCGATGGTCAGCGATCGGGCAGCACGATCGGCGTTACGGATTCAACGTCTTTGGCGCAACCGAAGGGGAATGTGCCAGGCAGTTGGCTGAGTACGGGCGCTGCCCCTACGGCCTGCCAGGCGACCGACTATGGGTGCGGGAGAGCACGGAGGCAGACTACGACACCAGCGACGCTGTGGTGTTGTCCCGCTACTGCGCCGACAAGGCTCCGGTTATGTACTGGAACGACGACGATGGCGATCCGATTCATGCAGTAGAGCACTGGAGCTACCCGCGCGACGTCCGCCCTTCGATCCACATGTTGCGCACCCACTCTCGAATCTTGCTCGAAATCACCAATGTTCGGGTCGAGCGCTTGCAGGAAGGCGAAGGCGAGACGCCATTCGAAAGCCGTTACATCGCGGAAGGCATCCACAAGATCCATCATGGCGACGGTGCGTTTTACTACCACCCGCTCAGGAGTGAGCCTGGACCTGGCAACTGGGCCGATCCTTTCGATGCATGGCGTGAGCTGTGGTGCGCGGTAAACGGCTCTGAATCGTGGAACGCCAATCCTTGGGTATGGGTTGTCGAGTTCAACCGTGTTGCCCCGGGCGAGGCTGCATTATGACCCGCAATGCCTCACAACCGCCGGGCACGCCTTGAGCGCGCCTGCCGGTCGTTGCTCAAAGCCAACCACGTGGCCGTGGTCAACATCGACCCAAGCGGCTGGCAGGGCATGGTCAACTGGAAAGCCGCGAAGCGCATCCCTCCGGGTCGGGCACTGGCTGACGCGATTTGCGACATCCCGCACCACTGGACCATCTACCTCGCGGGGCTATGCATTGGCCAGGGCGGCGAGCGTTACATGAAAAGCCAGGAGATCGCGCCAGCCGGCATTTACCTTGCCGAGCACCTGAGCGACGTAATCGAGGCGTGCTACCGAGAGCTGTGCGACGGCTGCAATCCGAAACACCTGGTGGCATCCGGCTGGATAGCCATCCCCAACACCGTCTCGCTCAGCGAAGCCCAGGCCGACCAGATCTTCGACCTCGTCGGCGCTTGGCGCCAGCAGCCCCAGCCAGCATTCCCTGCCCGATGCGCTGGCCAGGGCGCGGCGTGCCCCGAGTATCCCACATCAACCGTATCCGCCCATGCGGCGAGGTGACCAATGACCGCTACCCAGCACCCTGCTCTCCTGCAGGCGCAGCTTGAATCGATGCGATCGCTGTTGACTGATTGCCACGACTACCTAAAACCGGTGCATGAGCAGTTCATGCGGGCCGAGAAGCACGAGGAGGCAAGCCACCAGATTGGGAATGATCTCTACGCGCGAATCGGTTGCATGCTATCCCAGGCGCCCGAGCCAATCTCAGCGCCAACTCTGCAGGCTGCGGCTGATCTGGCCAGCAACCGTTTCGAGGCGCCAGTCGTGGGGTGGACTGCACCGGCGCAGGATGAGCTGATGGTGTATCGGGCGGTGAACAGGTTCGGCAGCGCCTGCCATTTTGGTGTTGAAAGCCTGCCGCGTGTGTGGGCTGGCGCGAACGGATCAGTCGAGCGGCTAGCGCTGAAGCCTGTACCAGAGCTTAGCGTTGTTGCAATGAGCCCCGCGCAGACCGAGCAGCAGCCTAAATACGGCACGTACACAACAAATCCGGGCGAGTCGCTTATGGGCATCGCTAATCGGGACCTCCGGTCGAGCGACCGCTGGACGGAGATTCGCGACCTTAACGCCCAAGCTTTCCCTGACATGGGACCGCACGACTATTACCCGGTCGGAACGGTGCTGAGGATGCCAGCCGCCCCCATCGCGCAGACCGTCCTGGCCAATCAGGTGTCGGGCGGCGCGCGCAATCTGCGATATGAGGGCTTGTTCGAGGGCGAGACAGAACAGCAGCGCACCGAGCGCTTAGCGAGTTCGCAGGCCGCCCCGCAGCCGGAGCAGCGCGGACTGGTGGAGATGATCGACGCAGCAATGATCGAGATGCGCGACATCGCCCCTCCGCTTTGTCGGAGCGAGTGCGAGCGACTTATTCGCGCCGCCATGGCTGCGAAGGAGGCGTGAATGGCTACCGTCAAGATCACTTTCGACCCGGCCAGCTTGACGCCTGACAGCGAGTGCTGGCCGGCGTTCCAAGCGGGCGGAATGACGCTGAAGGTGTGGGCGCTGTATAAGCGCACCTTCCTGACAAACCAGTATTTCAAGCCGGCAATCGAGCAGCTTGCGGCGTACTTCGAAGAAGCATTCGATCCTGAGAAACCAGAGGTAAAGCCGTACTCGAATATCGATGAGTTCGCCGAACTTCTTGGGCGCTGCGGATTTCGCGCCGGCGGCTTCGGTTGTGAGCTGCGGGGCTGGGTGGTCAAGCATTGGGACTATTTCAACCTGAACATCCAGAAGGCCGTCACCCTGGAGTACCAAGTGGTTGAGCCAGTAACCAAGCGACTTGTCGTCAGTTGCAACTGACCACTTGACCCCACGTCAGGTAATCACCCGCTTCCCCCCATCCCCGGCCTAACGCAAGGCCGCTCCATTTCCCGGGCCCACATAGGGCGACCAGCCGCCCGATTACGGCGATGAGGATTCACTATGAGTTCATCTCTTAAACTGCTCGCAGCCCAGGCGGCACTGCAAAAGATGCTGAGCAGCTCGCACTTCAGCATCTGTACGATGGATCGCATCATCGAGATGATGGGGCTGAAGCCTGATCGTGAAGCCTACGAAATACTTCATACGCTTCACTGCGTCGACTACAACCAGATGCCCTCAGAGCTCATAGACGAGCTACCGACCCTTATCCATCGCGTACTCGCATCGCCCAGCTTCGAGGCATCGCGCCTGAACATCATCAACCAGGCGGGCGGCTTGGCGCTGGTGAAGCACTGAGCCCTTCCTGGAAGCACCTGTACCCCCGCTCCCTGAACAGACACAGACTGCCGGCAGCTCCCGGCGGTAAGGAAGACCATTGCCATGGCCAAGGTAATCGCCCAGATGACCGTCAATATGCCGCGCCTGATGGAGGCTGCCGAGTTTCGAAAGCTGCGCTACGCTGGCGGCAAACCGAGCCTGCAGCAGATCAAGAAATGGATCGAAGAAGGCGAGCTCGACGGAGAGATCCGCGGCGGCCTGTACTTCGTGAATCTCCAGGCTGCGCTGCTGGGTTCGAATGACCCGCTGCTCGCGAAAATGCTCGAGGTGTGACATGCCGCCGCGTAAGCGCACCAGCAAGAACAGGCACTTGCCGGCCAATCTCTACCCCAACGGCAATTACTTCCAGTACCGCAACCCCATCACCGGCAAGAAGACCAGCATCAACAAGCCTCTGGCCGAGGCCATCAAGCTGGCCAGGGCGGCTAACGCGCGGCTGGCACCGATGATGGTTGATGACGGAGCGTTGCTGGCCCTGCTCACTGGCGAGGAAGCGCCAACGGTTCGCAAGCTGCTGGACCGCTTCGAAACGGAATTTCTGCCGGATCGGAAACTAGCCGCGAGCACCTTGAAAGAAACCCAGATCAAGCTCGAGCGTTACCGGCAGGACTTGGGCAAAAAGCTGGTCGGCCAGCTCGATGTGCTCGCGGTGGCCGAGTACTTGGACCAGTTCTCGAACAACGCCTACACAAAACACCGCGCGCTCATGATCCAGGTCTTCGACTTCGCAGTCGCCAAGGGCCTGGCCGAGCGCAACTGGGGCGAGCTCACGCTGAAGAAGAAGGAATCCGAGAAGCGGCGCCAGCGGCATACGCTTGAGGGCGTAGAGAAGATCCTGGCTGCGGCAACGACTCCCGACTGGCTCAAGCGCGCAATCCGGCTCGCTTTGCTCAGCCTGCAGCGTCGCGAGGACCTGGTTACGCTGCTGCGTACCGACGTCGACATGGAAACCAACCTGATCCGCGTCAGCCCGGGCAAGACCGAAAACTACAGCGCTCCGGTTCATCTGGAGATCGAGATGGGCCCGGACCTGAGGGCCGTCGTGCAGGAATGCCTAGCGGATCCGATCGCCGGTCCCACCCTCCTCCGATATCGGCCGCGCGCACGCCGGCGCGAGCAGATCGAGGCCAAGGTCTCCTGGTCGGCAATTACCGAGGACTATCTCACGAAGGAGTTTCGTAAGGCGCGAGATGCGGCGGGGGCTTACAACAACATCGAGGATCCGTTAGCGCGCCCGACCGTGCACGAGCTGAGGGCACTTGGTGCCTGGCTGTACGAGCAGCAGGGTTTCCCCCTGGACTATGTTCAGGCGCTGATGGGCCATTCGACGGAAGAAATGACGGCCTACTACCAGGCCGGGCACGAGCAGAAGGGAATCGTTTACCAGCGTGTGAAAGCAGGCTTGGCCCTCTGAGCTGGTGGCCGTTTTCCCAAAATATTCCCAACGATTTCCCAAAACAAAAAAGGCGATCCTTTCGGATCGCCTTCTAAGTCCCGCGTGGCGCGGGTTCGAATTGGTAGGCACAATTGGATTCGAACCAACGACCCCCACCATGTCAAGGTGGTGCTCTAACCAACTGAGCTATGTGCCTTCGATGGGGGCGCATTCTAAATGGATGAAAAAAAGAGTCAAGCAGTTTTTTCTGCTAACTCACTGATATTTGGAAATTTTGGAAATCCACACGTATCGCTGGGCCTACCTGGCAAGGCGGCCGGTTAAGCGCTAGCATGCGTAAAATATTTAGAACAGAGGTTGCAATATGCTGCACAAGGACTATCCAACTTCCTACTATGCTGCGACCGCCAATCAAACCGTATCTCGCCCCGCGCTAGCTGATCATCATCAGGTCGACGTGTGCGTCATTGGCGCTGGTTACACCGGTCTGTCCACTGCCCTGTTCCTGCTCGAGAAGGGCTTCAGCGTCACCGTTCTGGAAGCCGTGAAGGTTGGCTTCGGCGCATCCGGTCGCAACGGCGGGCAGATCGTCAACAGCTACAGCCGAGACCTCGACAGCATTGAGCGCAGCGTTAGCGAGCCTGCCGCCAAGCTGATCGGCGAAATGGCCTTTGAAGGCGGAAGGATCATCCGCGATCGGGTCGCCCGCTACCACATCAGGTGCGACCTGAAAGACGGTGGCGTGTTTGCTGCTTTCAACAAGAAGCAGATGCACCATCTCGAAGCACAGAAGGCGCTATGGGAGCGATACGGCTACCAGCATCTCGAATTGCTGGACCAGCATGACATCCAGCAAGTTGTAGCGTCTGATCGCTACACCGGCGGCATGCTCGATAAACAAGGCGGCCATATCCACCCGCTCAATCTGGCCCTGGGAGAAGCCACGGCGATCGAGTCTCTCGGCGGCATCATCTATGAGAACTCGCCAGCGATCCGCGTCGAGCGCGGCGAGCAGCCGGTAGTGCACACGCCTGCCGGTAGTATTCGCGCTAGGTTCGTGGTGGTGGCAGGCAATGCGTACCTAGGCGGCCTGATCCCTGAACTGGCGGCAAAATCGATGCCTTGCGGAACCCAGGTGATAGCTACCGAGCCTCTTGACGAGGAACTCGCTCGCAGCCTTCTGCCCCAGGATTACTGTGTCGAGGACTGCAACTATCTGCTCGACTACTACCGACTCTCGGCAGACAAGCGCCTCATCTACGGAGGTGGGGTCGTTTATGGTGCGCGAGATCCAGCTGATGTCACCTCGATCATCCGGCCGAAGATGCTGAAAACATTCCCACAGCTGGCGAATGTGAAAGTCGACTACGCCTGGACGGGCAACTTCCTGCTCACGCTGTCGCGCCTGCCGCAAGTCGGACGGCTGGGAAGCAACATCTATTACTCTCAAGGCTGCAGCGGTCACGGCGTCACCTACACCCACGTCGCAGGCAAAGTGATCGCCGAAGCACTGAGCGGCCAGGCCGAGCGTTTCGATGCTTTCGCCAGCCTGCCGCACTACCCGTTCCCAGGCGGTCAGCGCTTCCAGGCGCCGCTCAGCGCTCTCGGCGCCATGTACTACAGTCTGCGCGACCGAATCGGGTTCTAATGAACAGGCAGCGGGCACGACGGTGGCGGAGCGCATTGCCGAGCCGCCTGCTCTGCGGCAGCCGGCAAAGGCGCCTTTAGACGGTCATCACCCGGTGCAAGTCGGGCCGAACAGGCTCGAGCCTGCCGGGCCTCCGAGATGCAGCCCTGCTCGGCCATTACCTGCGACAGATTGAACCAACCGATCGCGAACCTCTGGTCCACGCGCACGCTGGCACGCAACGATGCCTCCGCAGCGTGCATCTCACCCGAACCGTACTGGCTGTTAGCCAAGGCGAAGTACGCCAGCGCCGACCCCCAGCGCGCCGTAGCGGCATCGTATGCCTGCCGGGCACCCCGCCGTTGCCCGACCTCCTCCATATCACTGGCGCTGCGAAGCCAAACGGCCTCCTGCGCAGTCTCTGGAATCTGATCTGGTGTCAGGGTGAGCACAGCCCAACGGCCGCCTTTGGCCCAGGATCGTTCGAACTCCCGAAATCCACCAACCCATCGTTCCGTGGTACCGGAACGCAAGATGATCTCCTGCCGCTCAAGATCGAATCCCACCACCACAGCAAAATGCCACTGCGGCCATCGATCGAATGCTAGGTTTTGCAACACAAGCACCGGATTACCCGACGCGATCTCGGTCAGAACATCCTCCAGACGGGGGCGCAGCGGGTAGACCAGCAGCCCGGCGGAGCGAGCAGCAGCAACCATTTCCACCTGTAGACTGCCCTTGCGCTGAGGGATGTAAACCTGCTAGACCAATGCATCGGGCGTAGCGTCAATTCCCCGTTTCGACAGCATCGTGGCCAGCGCATCGGGCCCACATTGGAAGATGTCCTACGGATAGAACGTTGCATCAGCCAACTCGGTCCGAACGGG